GGCGGGCATGGCGCGCTCGATCAATTGCTGGATGTCCTGCAGCATGTCGCCCAGATCGGCACCGCTGCGTGGTTGCTCGATGGGCGCGATGTCGAACGGGTAGAGCTTGCCCGGCTCGATGTTTGCCGACGGCTCTTCGCGCCCGTCGTTGCCATACGGCGCGTTCGGCAGCCCGGGGATCTGGCCCGGAGCCTGGGTCTGCTTGTAGGCAGGAAACCCAGCCCAATACGCCGCGTTGGTTTTCTGCGTCAGCAACGAATCGAGCGTCTTGAACAGTTGCAGGTACCCAAACAGCACGCCCAGGCCGGCGTACTCCGGCAAGCGGCTGCCGGTGGTGATACCCAACGCATGGAAGTACGGACCCCGCAGCGTGTGCAGGTACGGATCTCCATAGGCGTGCTGGGTAACACGGCACAACGTCGCCTTGTTGTTGCCCCTGGCGCGCTGGTTGGGTCCCTGCAGGCAGATGATCTGCTTCTCATCGTCCCAGGCTTCGATGCAGCGCAGCGTGTGGGTGCCGGCGCTGCGCATGGTGCGCGTCCACTCCGCGCGGGCGAGCTCGGCGGCGCGCGGGTCGTAGCCACTCCAGGTGTCCGGCGGAACCACATTGCCGGAGGAATCCAGTCCCGAGCTGAAGCGCTCGAGCGCTTCCATATATGGGACCTCTTTGATTTCGACGACGGCGGTCAGGCCGTTCTCGTTCTTGGTGTAGTACCAGGTCTCGGGCGGCACATCGGTGGTGGCCAGCGGGTACGGCAGCCCGAGCTTGTACTGCTCAGTGTGCTTGTCGTAGGCCAGGTCCTGAGCGTGCTGGTCAAATCCATCTTCGACCAGCTGCTTGGAGTACTGCTCGGCGTCCTCGGTGTACGCGTTCCAGACCTGGTTGGTGCGCTCGCAGGTCTTGAGGATGCCCTCGCCTTTGGCGGCCATGCTCCACATGAACAGGCGAAACAACTGGCGCCGCGCCTCCTGCTCCTGACGATTCCAGGACGCTTCGAAGAACCGCTCGCGGCGGGTGGAGTTCTCCTGATACACGTCGCCGAAACCGACCGGGCGGAAGCCGACCGCAGGCGCATTGACGCTGAGCGCTGCGGCGACCTTCTGGACGATGTTCAATGCCAGGTTGGCACGCACCTCGGCGGCCGTTTTGCGGTAGGCCTCGGGGATCTCAACTGGATCCTCGTTGAACAGCGTGGCATTGATGTCGTGGTACAGCGTGTCTCGCGCGCGGAAGTCCTGCTGGAGTTGGTCGGCCAGCTCACACGTCAAGCGCTCCGCGGTTTCTTCGGCGGATGCGCCCTTGCCCCAGGGGGCCGGCTTGGTACGTGTGAGCGTGGGCATCAGCCTGCGTACGCCTCCTCAACGGCGGTGGTGATGGTTTCGGCTGGCTTGGCGTGTAGGAAGATCGCGCGGCGGCCACAGAACGGACAGAAGCGGGGGTGATACTCGGCATGCTGGAGAGCCTCGTCTGACTCGAGGATGGCAAAGCCGATGGTGCAGTCGTGGCAGGTTCCCTGGAACAGCGCCGTGCTGGGTGGAATCAAGATCGACACGCTCATCCGAACACCAGATCGCGAGCTTCCGCGGAGCGTGTCGGCTGGGCGTCCGCACACAGGCCATACCTGAGGGCGTCGACTTCATCGTCGGGCGTACGGGTGGCGCCGACTTTGTCGGCGACGTCCTCAGGATCCAGCTTGTCGCGCACCATGGCAGGCAGGTTCTTGACCAGCTCCGGACAACGCTGGTGCATGATCTTCAGGCGTGGTAGCGACTCAAGCTCGACACTCCGCTGGTCGGCGACCTCCGCACCCCAGGCCAGTGCGCGTCGCACAATCGCCCAGCCCTGGACTCGACGATTGAAGCCCTCGACGATGTTTGGCACGCCGCCCTGGGCGTACACATGCGCAATCGACGGCCGCTGCTGCTCAGCGCGGTTGTTGAACATGCTTGGATCGAGCACCACCTGGGCGATGTGCTCACCCTTGCTGCGCTCGACGATCAGGCGCGCCTGCTGCTCATCGCGAAGACCGGCGACACTGAGTTCGCGGTAGACGTAGATGCGGCCACCCGGGCGCTCACGAGCCAACCACAGGGCAACCCATGGGTGAGCGAATCCGTAGTCGACGCATACCCAGCGAACCCAGTCGTCCGGGGGATCAAAGGCATCGACCAGGTGCTGACGAGGATCGAACTCGGTAAAGAACATACCCTCGGCGGCCACCCGCAGACCAAGCAGCAGGCGATCGCGGAGGTAGCCAGTGAGGGCTTCGAGGGGAGCCAGTCGCTCGGGGGTAATGGTGGGGTTGTCGGCATGCGTGACCTTCAGGAAGCGTGCGATGCCGCTACTCTCGCGTTCATACAGCCACCAATTGGGCTCACGCGGGTTGAGGTCGGCGATGATCTGCTGGTACGGCATCGTGGCGCCGCGGCCGGTGACGCGCGTGGTCAGCAGCTCGTAGTCCTCTTTGGCGACTTCGCTCACCTCCTGGATGTAGATCAGGTCGCCTTCGAAGGACTTCAAGCGCTCGGGGTCGTCCAGGCCGAACAGGTACACCTTCGAGCCGTTGGTGTAGCGATACTCTTCGGCATTCCACAGCTTGAGTGCCCCGGGCGGCACGACGTAACGCTCGAAGGTGCTCATGGCCGTCGACGTCAGGCTCTTGCGCGTCTGGCGAACGATGGCACCCCTGGCACCGGGGTACTTCAGCATGGCCAGGTTGAGCTTCTCGAGACACGCCCTGGACTTCCCGCAGTCGGCTGGCCCCTCCAGGACTACCTCTCGCTCCCTGGCTCGGAACAGCTCGAGGTTGGCCCCGAAGGGGCGATACGGACGGGCGTCATCGTCAAAGGTCTGCTTCTCGGTGATGTGCTCGACGACGAGTTCAGACTTCAGCCCAGGCATTCATGTCCACCGCTTTAACGATGCTGGTCTGGGTGACGCTGATCTTCTCGCCGTAGACCTCGGGCTTGAGGCTGGACAGCAGCTTGATCAGGGCTGCGTCAGATGGCCGCCACTCGTGTGTCTCCTCGTACAGATGGCCACCGCGATAGATCTTGCGAACAAACTTCCCGCCCACGGTGGCGCGCTCGACCGCGGTGACCTCCAGGTGCTCGACGAGTTCGGCCTTGGCCATGTTGAAGCGGAAGCTGAACGCCTCATCATGCTCGAGCCACTCCTGGACCCTGCCGCGACTGACGCCGGCCATCTCGGCTGAGCCCTTGAAGTCACCGCTGGTCTTGAAGGCGCCAAGGAACTCACCTTTGGCCTCGTCGTCACTGCGCTGCATTTCGCTGGGCAGGTGGTTCTGCTGGTGTCGCACCAGCGCATGGCGATGAACCCCTAACTCACGCGCGAGCGGCAAGATGCGGACATGTCCGGCCAACTGCTCGTTGATCCAGGTCAGCCGAGGGTGCCCACACACGGTGCAGCGCGACACGACGCCCCCACTGTAGCTCCCGTGAAACATTTTGACTATGTTTCACGGCCACTTTCTGTCCGCAATCAAGTGGGCCGGCTCGCTTGCCGTGTCCGGTGCTGACCTCGAGCACGAATTTTGCCTGTGCGGAGCGGGCACCGCACCGCGGGGCCACAGACGTCGGGCATGTCCCACCCTAGGGGTGCCTTCTTGGCGACCGCCCACCCCTGGCGTTGCGCAGCCGCCCCGGCTGGCACAACCGACGCCGGCGCGGCCGACGACGGACTCGCGCGCGATCCTTGTGTACGCGTGAGGTGAGCGCTGCCAGGCGGCCGCCACCCTGCGCATTTCTCATAGTTATTTCATGTTCAATGTGGCCACAATACCTATCGATACGCTATATTCCCTGACATGGCACTCAAACCGAACGCGGCGCATCTGGCGCATTGCGAATTTAGTTTTCTCTCGTGTTCATCTGACACGTTCGTTGAGACCCGGCGTTGCACTTGCTTCGGCCGGGGTGAGCGGCGCCGCGCAAAGCGAGCCGTCGTCAAGCTTGTCGACCGGGCCGCGCGCGGTTTCGCTGAATTGCTCACCCCGGACGGCTATAACCCCAAAACCAAAAAGGGTCGCGCGCGAGGCTACTCGTCAGCGATTCTGCATTTCGCGCCGGCCACACTGTCCGGGCTGAACGTCTGTCAATTCGCGTCACCGGAGTGCCGCGCAGCTTGCCTGAACACGGCCGGCCATGGCGGTATCGCACTTGACGCGGCCGGGCTCAACGATGTTCAGCGGGCCCGCATCGCTCGGCTCAATTACTACCGGTATCACCGGCCAGAATTCTGGGCACTGCTAGTCGCGGCTATTCAGGCTCACGTGAGGCGCGCGCTCAAACACAACTTGATCCCGGTTGTGCGCCTCAACGGGACGTCAGACCTTCCGTGGGAGCGACTACGTATGCCCGACGCGCGAACCATTTTCGAAGTGTTCCCCGGTATTCAGTTTTATGACTACACAAAGGATCCCCGGCGCGCGATCGCGTGGGCACACGGCGAGATGCCGGCCAACTATCACCTCACGTTCTCACGTTCTGAGGTGAACGATGCGGACGTCCGCGACGTTCTGGCGGCCGGTGGCAACGTTGCAGTTGTCTTCGATTGCGGACAGAAACATGACCACGCGCTTATGCCAGAACTTTGGAGCGGCCGGCGCGTGATCAACGGTGACGCTGACGACTTGCGATTCTTGGATCCAGCCGGCGTCGTCGTCGGACTATCCGCAAAGGGTCGCGCCATTGGTATGGGTGGCGCCGGCTTTGTTCTGGCCACGGATGCGCCGCAGCGCTGTGACTTGCGACCGGCACGACGCCGCCGGTCGCGCTCTACCGTCAAGCTTGCCCGGGCCGCGTAGGCCCGGAGCGTTCACTCTGAGAGGCACCCAAACCATGATTACCCTCAAATACGGCGACGTCTTCACTGTCGCGCAGTACACCTACACCAAATTCCGCTTTGGCACTGACAACGGGTATCGCGCCGTGTATCGCGAGGCGCCACATGACAACGCCGGTGTCCCGTGGGCGAATCCGATCGCCGCCGTGCTCACAGCATGGCGCGAGGCGCCTACGCCAGTGGATTACGCGCTGTCCTTTGGCGATACCGTACGCGTCGACTCTGACGGTATCTCCGGCTCGTTTCGCGTCGAGCGCGACCACAACCGCAATGTCAAGTTTGTTGAGGTGCGCGCGTGAACTACCGGGGCTACCTCATCGCGCGCACGCCACCGGAGCTAACCGACAGCGCCTATCCGTGGGCATACGGGCGAGTCGGCTCCGGCATCACCGGCTGGGCCCGCACGCGCGCTGACGCCAAGCGCTGCGTAGACCGCGATATCGCTCACATCGAAGAGCAGCGTGCATCAGACAGCGAAATGCAGGCATCCCTGCAGGCCGCGTTATCGCGCCTCCCGGCGCGGCCGGTCACGCCACACAATCCAGCGCTGTGCGCACAGTGCGCAGAGGAGGCGTACCGGTGACTCGCGTGACATACACCCCGGTCAGCATCCCCGGAGACGCGTCTCTCACGCTCGTCAGCCGCGTGCGCGGCCGGGGTGACCACCGGGCCGAATACATTGCGATTCAGGCCTCCTGGCGCGCTCCGGGCGAGTTTGGGCATGACCGGTGGCACCGGGTCAATTTCGGCCGATGGGAGCCAATCAATCAAAACAGTCGCGAGGATTGGTGCGCTGCCGACGCCGAAGCGCGTGCTGCCTGCGGCCGGGCCCGGCTTGACTTGCTGGCGCGGCGACATACCGCATTCAACACATTCGATGAGCTAGTACTGGCGCCATACACGCCAACGCTGCGCAATTGCGACCGGCTGGCTGACGCGTATGACATTGCGGCCAAGGCGGCCGGCACCGGTCGGAAAGCGAGCCGGTTCTAATGGCTCGCAAACCGTACGTAAATCCGCTTGTGCCCACGCGTGCACTCGATTGGAAGCTTGGCCGCGTTCACGTGGCCACGCCCGACGCTGACGTCGTCAGCATGGTTGAAGCGGCCATGGCTGACCAGACGGATCCTCGCTGGACACCGGCCATCCGCCGCCAGACCGTCCGCTATGCGCTGTGGCGGCATCACCAGAACTTCACGGAGTACGCGTGGGTGATGGG